AGACGTTGCACTATACTCATCATCATTTTCATGACAACAAGCAACAGTACCGAAGTCTCCACTGTCGTCCATCAGTTGAAGCGAGCTATGATCTCGCTGCTTCATCTGACAGATAACCGGCTGGTAGAAGGTTATTCCCACAAACTCCCATATCATCTGAGCCAGTATCGGATTACCGATAAGCTCGCTGCTGTCCTAGCAGCTGATAGAGAAGAGATATGTAAGACTATGAACAAGAGAATTCCTCGGGGAACTGAGGAAGTCGATCTATCAGACACACTAACAAATGCCATCACAAAAGCGATAACACTCATCAGAGGCATGTTAGATGTATTTTTTGTTCATTTTGATCAATTGCCAAGTTGGAACCAGTTACTCGTAATAGCTACGAAATGGATCCATCTTGCTGTAGAAGATAGACTAGAGGATTATTATAAAACTCAATCCTGTACTTTGTTTTCTTTGGTTACAAAACAGCACAAGTTAATAGGCGAGCTCCCTGAGCATCAGCCTTGGAATTTGGACAAACCTGGATACCTTATAGGTGGTTGGTTCTGGAGATACTGTAAAGTATGTATCTCACGACCCCTAACTAAAGAGGTGACAGAGCAATTCTATGCTCTTATGAACGTCAAAAGAGCCGGTCTAGCAATCTCAGCTGAAAAACAGCAGACTGCTTTAGTAAAACATATTAAGAATATGACCGGTGCGGAATACAAACCGCAAGACGTTATTACCAACACTTTTGGACCGAACACCCACGTCGAACGTGAGGATGTATTAGACCATATTAAAAGTTGTATGTCCAGATTAATTTCAAAAGACTTCACAGAACGAATTACTCCGAAGTGGAGAGTTCCGTCTGTTAATGCGTGCTATGAGGCTTCCTCAAAAGAAGGAGGCGCCCATGTACATTTCTTTGACTCGTTATGTGCTCTTCATACGTATGAATTTATTGGTTATGCTCGTTATAAAACGCGAGTTACGCCAATTTATGTACCATACCATGTAGATGATCTTACTGCGAATTGTCGGATGGCTTATCGGAGCTTAAAAGCGCTTCGATCGGTTCCTACCGCGAAGGTTCATATTGTTCTTGAACCATTTAAAGCAAGAATTATCACTGCTGGAGAGGGGGTCACCTACCAATTAGGTAGGATGTTACAAAAGCCAATACACACCGTAATGCGGAAAAATAAACTTTTCCATCTGACTGGTGCACCATGTACTGTAGATTTTATTAATGAAGTCTATGGGGATCGTGTACTTAAAGATGATGAGTTTTATGTTGCTGGGGACTACTCTGCGGCGACTGATGGAATGCATCCAGATTTGAATAAACTTTTTATCGATGAAGTATGCCTGTTAACAGGTATTGACTCATTGATGTATGATGCAGCAAAACGATGTATGGCTGGGCATGAGCTCACGTATGATTCTTCGGATCTCGCAAATTCGGACCTTCCTAGGGAAGTGTCGCTTATGAGCGAATCTAATCAAAACTTAATTCAACCTCTTATCGATTCCGGCAAGGTATTCTTTGCATCGGAAGGTAAGAAATCAAAAAAGAAAGTTCTGAAGGTCGTACAAACGTGGGGTCAACTCATGGGTAGCCCTTTATCTTTTCCCATACTATGTTACGCTAATGCAGCGGTAGCATGGTGTTCTGCCGAGATTTACGAAGATAGAAAAATGTCCTTGAAGGACTTCATCAATCAGTATAAACCTATTTTTAATGGGGACGATACTTCGTTTATTTCAAATCCAAATCATTACAAAATTTGGAAATCAGTCGCGTCGGTCGCTGGGCTAAATGCTTCTTTAGGGAAGAATTATTGCTCACCTCACTTTGTCATGATAAATAGCGAAATCTTTTTCGCAAATCAGACTGACGATAAGGTAGAATTCTTCGAAACATTTGTTTTGAATCCGGGATTGGTTAAGGGACAGGCTAAGGTTCTTGGTGATACCAGGAAACCAGGAGAGACCAGAGATGACAAGATATCCTCATCAACGACTTTTCATATAGGCAAGAACGCCTTGGATACAAAGAAGTCGGATAAGAAATCTGTCTATGGGACACTATTACCTATGGTGGACCAGTTAAATATGGCTTGCAGGAAAGCAAGCGAAATACAGCAAGAAAAAGTTCAACAACTCTTTATGAATCATGTTATCCCCAAACTGAAGGAAACCGACAGACCTTGGTCACTGCCCAGATGGGCTGGTGGTCTTGGATTACCGTTTGGATCTTCCTCAGAATTACAGAGGAAAATTATGGGACGATTCTTAATGGAGGACGAGTTAAAATTAACGAGTTATGCGAAGTCCGTACCTGCTTGTCAGGTTTGGGCCAACGCTGTTATCACAGATATCTATGATAAACTCGGTGTTGAATATATTCCGGCATATTTGCGCCAGCCGTCAGACGTCTTAGGACAGTCTGAGACATTAGCACTAACTGAAGATAGGGAATTAGATCTCAATCAATATTTCGGAGGAGCTGAGCGCATTGATCATGGCGTTGACTGTTATGGCAATTTACTAAGGGAAACAAAATCTATCCCATGGGTAAATCCGGTCAGCGAAGAGACAGCTAAATACTATGGAACTTGTATTTACACGTCTCGCCAACTCGATTCACGAGTATTTGTCTAGAGCCAAGTAACGAAACTACTATTCATGAAACTTCCCCTCACGGGGTATGGGTTACACAAAATGTAGGGTTAATGATATACGACTAGTATGACCTCGATTGATTGGTTATAAGTCTATGGATTTATTCTCTTACGCCTATAGGAGGATTCGTGTACGTGTTATGTCGTTTGGAAGATTCTTCCGAAGTCCTGTCGAGTACCAAGATGTACGCAAGGAAAAGATATAGCAAAAGTTCACTTTTCTACTTGAATAGCAAGTTGGGTTAAACAGAACTGGGAAGGACCCTTTGACGAAGGGGACCAGTACATGTTGGTATTCAGTCCAACACTGTTGCACGTTACGACCGCGAG